ATTCGTTTTTCTTTGCGATACCGATGCGTTTGGTCTGGGATAATTTTCAAAAATTCATGGGAGAGCAGACTGACCCGGGAGATAGCACCGATTTTACAGTCCCCATTGCGGACGTGTCGGTAGCACCGTTATCAACGACCGGGTACCTTGAAAACAGTTTGCAGGATTATCTCGGTTTACCAACGGGTGTAGTTGGTCTGGAACACAATAATCTGTTTCAGCGCGCCATAAATTTGACGTGGAACGAGTGGTTTCGCGATCAAAATCTTCAGGACAGTTTGGTTGTCGATCGGGACGATGGGCCCGACGATCCAGCGGATTATACCTTGCTAAAACGTGGAAAGCGCCACGACTATTTTACATCTGCATTGCCGTGGCCACAGAAAGGTGATTCGGTTTCCCTTCCGTTGGGGACATCGGCGGATATTGCGTCCGATGCAACAGCAGCTGATAACCTGTCGATTGCACTTACAACGGATGCTGATCCGTATAATTACATGCAATCGGATACCGGCGTTTATTTACGTGCGTCCGGTACAGCGGGTACGGAAGCATCCAAACTGTATGCCGATTTGAGTACAGCGACGGCTGCAACGATTAATCAGCTTCGGCAGGCGTTTCAGGTTCAGCGGTTGCTAGAGCGTGACGCCCGTGGCGGTACTAGGTATACGGAGATTATCCGGAGCCATTTCGGTGTAACAAGTCCGGATCAGCGGTTGCAGAGGCCTGAGTATTTAGGCGGTGGATCGACACCGGTTAATGTGAATCCGGTGGTCTCAGCGACTCAGATTACGGCTGCCGGCGGTCGATATCTTGGCGATGTAGGCGCGTTTGCGACATCCAATATTATGGGGCATGGTTTCAGCAAATCGTTTACCGAACACACGCTAATTATCGGTCTGGTGAATGTCAGAGCCGATTTGACGTACCAACAGGGGATTGACCGGATGTGGTTGCGGCAGACGCGGTATGACTTCTACTGGCCCGCGTTGGCACAGATCGGCGAGCAAACAATTCTGAACAAGGAGTTATATGCCGATGGTTCAGCGTCCGACGATGACGTGTTTGGATATCAGGAACGGTACGCGGAGTATCGGTATAAGCCGTCGAAGATTACCGGCGCATTTCGGTCAAATGCCGCGACGCCGCTCGACGCTTGGCATTTGTCACAAGAGTTTGGATCGTTGCCCACGTTGGGCAGTACGTTCATCGAGGAGGATCCGCCGATAGACCGTGTAATCAACACACCATCAGAACCGCATTTCATATTTGATTCGTATTTCAGTATGCGGTGTGCACGGCCTATGCCGTTGTATGGTGTACCCGGCATGATAGATCACTTCTAATGAGCTTCTTTAGTGGTCTAAAAAGCATTGGTGATTCAGTCGGTAGTATTACCAGTGCGTTGTCCCCTGCGATAGATTTAGGGTTAGGTATTTTCGGCATGAAAGGTGCCGAAGATGCCCGACAATACAGCAGGGAAACGTCGATTGCTTCAGCAAGGGAGCAAATGGCATTTCAGCGGGAAATGTCTAACACGGCGCACCAACGCCAGATTAAGGATTTGAAACTTGCAGGTTTGAATCCGATTATCGCCGCGACAAGCGGAGCGAGTACACCGAGTGGAGCCGGCTATGATTCTCCCTATGTGAATCCAATCGCAGAAGGCGTGGATAGTTGGAGAACATCGGCGCACTCTCAGAAAATCCAAAAGGAGAAAGAATTAACGGAAGAAACGACGAAAAATGTTCCAAAAACAGGTCAACTAATTGACCAGCAGATCGGTCAGGTCAACAGCGCAGCCTCACTCAACAATGTAATGTACAACACGGAGATAGAGAAGAAACGCAAAATACAGGACGAGCAGGCCATTCTCAGAGAAAATCTAAAAGTCGCAGAGAGGGAAGCGAAAGCGGCCGATCTAGACAAAAAGATTTATAATTCAGAAGAAGGGCCAGTCCTTCGTTTAATGGAGCGTTTCGGAGCAAGTGGTGCGAGTGCCGTGAAGCTTATGCGAAGCCTGAAGCCAAAGGGCGTGTTGCCTGGACGTAAATTCAAAGCAGTTCCCAAATAAGGAGTTTCTAATATGTTCAGTCGAAAAGATGAAAACGGTCTACCAATCAGAACGAAGGTTGTGTTGGTATGTGGTGACGGCTTGACAAAGCAAAGTCACAAAAAAGAGTGTGATATCAATCAGATCATGTCGAATTACAAAAAAACCGGGACGATAGCGTTCCGGAATGCCCGGGAAGCGGAATATATGGACGTTCCGGTGCTGGATTTCCATTCGGCCTTAAATCTGGTAAAAAAAGCGGAAATGACGTTTTCCGAAATGCCGTCGCATTTGCGGAAGAAATTCCGCAATGATCCCGGCGAATTTATGGATTTCATCCATAACGCCGACAATCTCGATGAAAGTATCGAGTTAGGGCTGCTAGAGCCCCCAGCGGACTATATTAAGCCCGCACAAAGGGCGGCACCGCCGCCCGCCGAACCGCCCCCAGAGGGGGCAGCGTAGGCCGACTAGGCCACAAGGTAACAGTTATCCACTAGATCTAACTGTTACAACTGACACCCTAGTGCTAAACTAAGGGTGTCTAAACAGCAAACAGGAGTAAAAATTCATGCGTAGAAATAAGATGAGCAAGTCAAAATCCCGCAAATCCTTCCGGAAAGGTGCCAGCCGCGTAAATAAGCGGAATTATAGCTCGGCACCTATGCGTGGTGGTTTTAGGTTGTAATGGCCGGTGGCACATGTTACCACCCGATTAAAGCCTATCGGTCTTCGGTGGTTAATCCGAAGACTGGTAAGTTCGGGATCGTTTTTAAAAGAAAGTTTGCGCAGAAAGGAAGTGAACCGTTGCAGGTACCCTGCGGACAGTGTATTCATTGTAGGCTTGAAAGATCGCGACAATGGGCGATGCGTTGTGTACATGAGGCCGATTTGTATGACGCTAATTGTTTCATCACGCTTACATATAACGAGGAGAATTTGCCCAAAAATTACTCCTTGGATAAAACTCACTTCCAAAAATTCATGAAGCGATTAAGGAAAGCGCATGGCGGAAAAAAAATCAGATATTTCATGTGTGGAGAATACGGAGATGAAAAGCTCCGGCCGCACTATCACGCCTGCATCTTCAATTATGATTTTCCTGACAAAGTTCTCTGGAAAGAGACTGACGGTAATCGTTTATATATCTCTGCTGAGCTTGGGAAGCTGTGGCCTTTCGGATTTTCTTCCATAGGGCCCTTGACGTTCGAAACGGCAGCATACACGGCCCGGTATGTCATGAAGAAAGTGACCGGAAGAAATAAGGAAAAACCCGGTAGTCATTCCGGCCTTAAACCCTACGAAAGGGTCAATCCGGAAACCGGCGAGATTTATCAAGTGGAATGCGAGTATGCAACTATGAGTCGTAGACCGGGCATTGCAAAAGGATGGTTCGAACGTTATGGCAAGGATGCCTATCCATCCGATTTCTTGGTTATGCGTGGTGTGAAAATGAAGCCGCCAAAGTATTATGATTATTTGTTTGGAGAGGAAATCGAGGAGATTAAGGAAAAGCGAGTACTGGCCGCGAAGGAAAGGAAAGCGGACAACACCCCCGCGCGATTGGCAGTAAGGGAAAAGTGCCACGAAGCGCGGATATCATTGCTCAAGAGAGCATTAACTGACGAGGATTAATTAGCATGGAATTAAAAATGTTTTCAATTTATGACAAAGCCGTTCAGGTGTTCAATACACCCTTTGCAATGAAAACTGAAAGCGAAGCAATTCGGGCGTTCAAGCATATGGCGCAGGACGAGCAAACGACCATTTACAAGTCACCAGAAGATTTTATCTTGTACGAATGTGCGTTTTTCGACACGGCGGACGGTCAATTCGGTGCCGACGCAGAACCAAGAAAAGTTTGTGTCGGTACGGATTTCCCGGTAGTTTCAACCGCACAGGAAGTCCTCAATTTGGTTAGCGGCGGTGATCTGAAAGCAGGAGGTACAGCATAATGAAAAGTGTCATGAGCCATCAGTTTTCAAGGGTGCCGAATGTTCAGATACAGCGGTCTTCGTTTGACCGAAGCCATGGACACAAAACGACTTTCGATGCCGGGTATTTGGTGCCGGTGTTTTGTGACGAAGCATTGCCGGGCGATACGTTCAATTTACAAATGTCGGCGATCGCGCGAATGTCTACACCAGCGTTTCCAATTATGGATAACCTGTATTTGGATTCGTTTTTCTTTGCGATACCGATGCGTTTGGTCTGGGATAATTTTCAAAAATTCATGGGAGAGCAGACTGACCCGGGAGATAGCACCGATTTTACAG